ACGGCTCCAAGCAAAATGAACGATAGCTTCCGCGCCGTTCGCATTACAGCATGTAACTGTCGATCACCGGTATTTTGCCTTCCGGCGCTTTGCGCTTCGCCTGAGTAAGCGCGAACTGCCTGCCATCGAGATCCCGACCACGGATCATCTCTAAAGCAGTGCGGGTGATCCTGAATCGACCGCAGGTAGGGCAGGTGATCTCGACGAAGTCCCCCAATCTCGGCAACGCTTCTTGCGCCGGCTCGTTTGAGACGGGGCAGTTGTCATTTGTCCAGTTCATGATGTCCTCCTCCCTTTTGCATCACTCGAACTGAGCGCTTATTGCGAAAGGTTCGCTTATATTACACCTTGGTGGCGCATGTTCCGCAGCAGGCTAACGGACCTCGCGCTCTACCTAGAGCTGAGGCCCGTATACAGTATCCGACAAGCTCCCCGCGTCTTCGTTCAATCCGGCGTCAAGCTTTTGGCTACCACCCAAGAGCCGCTTCCTTCGTCACGATTGACGAGACGGGCACCCGTGACGGCGTATCTGAAACCGTTCCTGCCTACGCCGTTGGTGTCCAAAACGCCTGCCAGTGGACCAAAAGTAGCGACCAAATATATCTCATTCTGTTCGACCAGACCCGGATTATTGCCTTTATTTGGGGTACTAACAAGGAGGTACCAAGCGGCGATAATATTATCCGCATCATCAGGATTATCGGTGGTAGCCACGGGATAACCGCTCCTAGTCACCGCTTCGGTGCCGAATAACGCCAGATAATTCTCATCCTTGGTATTTATAAGGAGAATCTGATCACCACTGTTAACGACGTCTTTAAGTCTCGCACCGCGGCCGCCCTGCGCCGGCCAAATTGTCCATTGCGTAGACTTGTTGGATTGTGGCTCCAAATACGCTCCAACAGTGCTCACAGCACCAGGTATGGGCGACGGCCCGCCAGTACCGAGATAGCCGGCGTTCTTCCCTCCGTATGAGTTGATTATGCTCAAAGCGTCGCCGTACTTTAGATAATTATCTGCCATTTTTACGCTCCAGTTAGCGATGTGACGATCGAAGCGATCGCACTATCAGAGATTTAACAAGCCAATCCAAATTTGCCTGAACTGAGAAGTGAGTATGGGAGCCTACTTAATATACCCTAGATTGTCTGAACATGTACGTGCAACCATTACGGTTGTCAAGCACGCTTGAAGGCGCGCTATCGGCCCAGACCGCTGGATCACGTCGCGACCGCCGTGAGGCGAGGGCTCGGGCCTTCTGCTATCGTCAAAAGTTCGATCTTTTCGACCTAGGTCCACCACTCAGAGCATTAGGCAAGCATTGATCGAATAAGCATGGGCAAACTACAACCTTTCGTCGCTCCTATACAACTATGAGTTTTTTGGGGTTTCGCGCGGCACTCGCACGGCCAGTCCGATTTTAATCACGGCTCCTGGGCGGATATCTTTGAAAACACTTCGAGTTTGAGCGCGGTCGGAGCCTCTGGGCGGTGTTTTAGGGGGTCGCAAATTTATTGCTGCACTCGCGTGGGCATTCACGCCCAGGCCTGAGCTTTGCCAACCTTCTGAGGTTCTGCGCGGTGGCTGCGAGCAAGAATTCATCTTGTCGCTTGGCAGATAAATGGGTTCTTCCTCAATTTCTGTATTTCTGTGGTCAATACGGCCTCTCATTGATCAAGACCTATTTGCCCATTCTCTGCCCGATGGACATGATGCGCCGAGGCTGACTTTAGAGCTTGCGGCGGGCGTCGCAGCAATGAGCGACGATGTCCTGGTAGATTTTGCGATGCGGTTTGAGAGCCAGTCCCGTGCTGGTGATCGTTCAAACGTGATGGCAGACCGGGAGCCTTGCCATTGATCAGCCCTTCGGGCCCATGCGCATTGAAGCGCATGGCCGGGTCAATCTTGAAGCCGCGCACCCGCGTCGCCTAACTCCTAAATTACGCACGTATTACCCTCCGAAGTACCACCGGCCTCTCTGCACCCTTCCACGAACTTCTGGTATTTCTCACAGACTTTTTCCTCAGGCGCACACACGACTGCCGTGAAACCGTAGACGACACCGGCGCTTGCGGTCGGAGCAAGAGCAGTCGTGGCCAGGACCAGCGTGGTGCCAGCAAGTATTGTACTCAGCCAGCGAGACCGGAATTTCGGCCATGCAGTAAGACCTGCGGCGACGGTCTTGTCTGATGATCTTTTCATTGGAGGTTCCCTGTTTCGTGACGTGTTTGCGTATGGTCTGCGTCGCTTGCGACGCCGTGATTGGGCACATCGGAATTTCATGACGTTTGCCACTTCAATCGCTCCCGTCTGCTGTCCGGATAACAAACCTTCTAACAGTCCCAGTTGACAGCAACCTGAACGCTGCCGCGACTCACTTAGCTCCATAGCTTCCTCCGTTCGGTTCAATGCTTGACGACGCGAGTGCGCAAAAGGGCCTCGCTTGGGTTCACTGGATCGTTGCTGAAATCGGGGGGGTCGTGGTCGGGCTGATGGTGGCGCTTCGCGCGCGCGGCTCCGAGTCTAGAGCTACAAGATTCTTGCTTATTATGGACTCTGGATTCTGGAGTCATGCTGCGAGCATTGCTTGTGCCGAATTCCGCTTTATTTTCAGCAGTTTTCGACCACCGAGCCGCCGACATCTTTTTTCCCTTTTTGCTCCACTTTTCTTCACGTACCATTTTCCGGGAGTAGATCGTGCCCCTCGAATTGACGCTAAAAACGCCCGCTTTTTGCAGTTCGGCCAGCAGCTTTTCGACCAGCCTCGGCGTGCCGTTTGTCAGCGTGGCGAGCGTCTGTGCATCGACCTTCTGGCGCCCTAGCTTGAGATGACCCCGAGGCTTGGCGGCATCCATGAGGCAAAGCATGTCCATCCAGAGGCCGCGCGCGGCATAGCTGCATGTGCGCAAGGCGGGGTCTCCGAGCCAGTCGGACGGATAGAAGCGCATCCACCGTTCCGCCGTCATGCTGCCGCCTCCGCAAATAGTAGGCGGAATTTTTGCGAACACGTCGCGGCCCATCTGGCGATGCATGCGGCCTCGGCCTCGTCCTCGTTCCCGGCCGCGATCCCGAGGGCTTTGCAATAGGCCCTCGCTTGCGCCTTGGCATCGGCGCGGGACAGCTTGCCGCCACCCTTGCCATAGATCGCCGCGCGCCATGCGGCCGGCGGGACCGATTCATGGGGAATGCGGTAGCTGATCGCCTCCCCCCGGATGATGCCTTGGATTTCCGGCAATAGCAGCTGATCGGCGTTGACTGTCCAGACGGCGGGATCATCGCCGCCCAGCCCGAGCAAATCAGGGTTCGGTTTCTTGGGATAAGCCGAGATGCGCCGCCGGGCACGCTCCCACACCATGAAATCCGGGCGGCGCTCTTTCGGCCCGACCAGCCGCTTGAACTGGCGCGCGAACAGTTCGCATTTTTCCTCGGGATCGCCCGCGTCCTTGCACGAAAACGAGCCGCAACGCATGTCGCGCTCGTCACCGGGGTATTCGTAGAGCGCGAACCCGGTGCGTGTTATGGACTGGTCGAGGCCGAGGATAAGCATCAGGACCCCATGAGGGCAACGTATAGCTCGTCCATCACGGCGGCTTCGTCCAACGTTTCCTCGCCCTTGCGCCGCTTATATTTGCGGGCATCGTCCAGCCAATGTGAGTTTGCTATTAAAACCGGGACCGGGACGTATTGCCCGACGCTTTCAACGTAATGCGCCAACGAATTGAGCTTAGTGACGATGGGCGTTAGCGGCTCGGGAATGTCGAGCGACAGCTGTTGCGGATCGGCGAGGGTGTGCTTGAAGTGCTTTGCGAGGAACGCGATCACGCCATTTCGAAGCATCGCGTCGGCGCCCTCCACTGTGGCGGCGGCCGTCGTGTCCGGGAATGCCTGATAGATCACCGCGTCAGCGACCGCCTTTGCATTTAAGCCGCGGATGGCCGCCGCGCTGTTCACCAGTTCGAAGAAGGTCCGGAGCTTATCGTTCAGCATTCACAAATCCTCCAAAAAGCGGTTCAACGTCGCGACGCATTTTCTTACGGCGGCAATATTCGAGCTTTGGTCGTCGGTTCGCTCGGCCACGCCACGAAGCGCGAGCGCCAAGTTCTCGCCCTCGGCCCCCCATTCGCTGAGTGCGCGGCAGGCGCCGTAAAGATGAGTCCAAGCCGCCCCGGCTTTCGTTGGAGCGCGATAGAGCGGATTGCGGTTGCTTGGCCGCGAAGTTCCGCGAAGGCCCAATTGCGCCGCCGCAAGCACAACCTCGCGCACCGCCGCCTTTGTCGGCTCTTGGTCGGCCTCTAATTTCTGGTCCAGCGAGCGGTGAACAACTCCCGGATCGGCCTTCTCGGCGTCCCGGATAATCCGGGCTTCATGGACTTCCTTGCGAGAAAGACCGATGTCGGCGGCGGTCGGCGGGCGTTCCCTATCGGAACGCCTGTGATCACCTTCGCGCGGGCCGGCGACCTCGCCCCGCTCTTGCGCGGCGTCGTATTCATCGGCGAGCCGGCGCTTGGCGATCGACTCGATTTCCAGCGCGTCGGCTTGGGCGCGGTGCGCGGCGGCGATCAGCTGGTCATGCGCGCCCTTAGCTTTGGCGAACCGGGCCGCTTTCTTCGCGGCGTCATAGGCCAGCGACGCGGAATGGCGAGCCTCAAGCACTTCGGCCGCGCTGACGGCATTCGCCAGCTGCGACGCCGCGCGATTGACGAGGCCGGGCAGGTTCTGGTGGAAGTTCATTGCGCCGCCTCCACGGTAACTTTTTGCGATTTCATGTGAGGGGCGGCCGATGAAGTGCGGGCCGCCAGAATGCCGGCGGTCGAAGCGGTGCCACGCGCAGGAATCCTTGGCTTGGTGCTTCGTGCCCGGTATCCACTTGAGCCGGCCGACAGCGACGATGTGGGAGCAATAATCGAGGTAGGGCGCCGCTTGCTTGGTGTGCGCCCAATCGGCATCAAACAGGAGCCATGTCGGCAGGATATCGGAAAAGCGCTCAATCATCGGATGGAGCACCGCCCGCGTCCACGGCGGGTTCGTCACGACGGCGTCGGCGCCTTGGAAAGTGTTTGGATCGCAGGTCAGGGCGTCGAAGCCGTCGCGCAGATCGCGGGCAAAAGCGCAAAGGAAGCCAAAGCTGCATAGATGCGCGACCAGATTGCCAGCGCCCGCGCACGGTTCGACAAAGGTCACGATCCCCTCGGCGCGAAGATGCGGGAGCACTGGCGTGACCCCCTTCAAGGGCGTGGCGTAATCGTCCGCCTTGCGCCGGGGGAAGTCGGAACGCTTACCCATGGCGCGGCGCCCGAGGCTGATAGCCGATCAGCTGATGATAGGGGCACCATTTCTCGCCCTTGCGGGTGCCGGCGCCGCAAAATAGATGCTGATCAGGGGCGGCCCCATGGGGGCTCGCCGGCCAATGGCAATCGCCGCGCTTCAACTCGGCTAGCGGCACAAGCCGCATGGGTGGCGGCGGCAGCTGGAGGACCGGCGCCGGGTTCTCTTTCCCGGTCGAGCGCGCGCCTTTCTTCACCGGCCACCTCCTCGGGCTTGCGGCTTTGGGCGGGCGCTTCATCAGCGTCCTTAATCGGTCATTGCGGAAAATCCGGCCGATGGCCGCGCCTCGGGAAATCCCCATCGCTTGGCCGATCTTTGCGGCCGACCAGCCCTTTTTGAGCATCTCGGCCACCTTGTCCCGGTCGGCCTCTTTCCAGATTACTTTCTCGGGTTGCATGGCGGCGGCCCCCCTATTCGGCGGCTTCGGCCGGATCGGCCTCGTGGTCGTCCTCGGGATCGTTCTCGCCATCATCAGCGGCGGCCAGATCGGCGGCCTTCTGCACGCGATCGGCCTGCTTCTTTTCCATGGCGGACTGTAGGTTGGCGGCCATTTCCGCCTGCGCCTCTTTCCAGCCTTTCGCCCATGCCCGGCCCTGCGCCGAGTTCTCGTCATAGGGGTTGGTGTACGCGTTGACGGCTTCATATCCAGCCCTTTCGCCCTCCCGCCATGCGCGATCGACGGCCGGCTCGCGGTCGAAGTCGAATTCTGATTGAGCGCCGATCGGAAGTGCGAAGTAGCCGCCGATCTCGGCGCGCCGCTTCTGCTCATTGACGATGACGGAAGGGTCCTCGATCTGGGCGCAGCGGAGGCCGAAATCGATGTCGGCGAGGACGATGCCGTCCGCCTTGGCCTGCTTGCGAAGCTTTAGGCGCTCGGCGTTCTCGGCTTTGCATATCTCTGTTTGTTTCAGGATGGCGCCGAAGTGGTGCATGTAGAGGGCCTTTTGCTCGGCTGGCGTAAGGTCCTTGGAATTGTCGCCGATGGTGGCGGGCATTGGGTGGCCTCCTCTGGTAGGGCGGCCACCGCGTCGCGATAGGCGCCGTGGAGGAAGGAAAACCACGGCGGGGGAATGGGGCGCGGTGGCCTTTCCCGCCGGCCGGGGCAGAAGGTCGGCGGAACGAAAAAAGCGGCTATTCTGCCGTCTCCTTAGTCGCTGGCGCCGGGCCGAAAACATCGGGGCGCAGCATGTGACAGGAAATGCCGGTTTCCTTTTCGACGCGCAGCACGTGCTTTGCCGGGACGATCTTCCAGGCATGAACCAGCTGGCGCGAAACGCCGAGCCTTCGGGCGAGGAACTTCGCCCCGCCTGCGCGAGTCTTGGCGGCCTCGCATGCAATGGCCCGAGGATCAGTCGATAAGTTTTGTTTGCTCGCGTTCATTTATGAATGTAAGCAATATGTTCACGCGGGATCAACACATTTTGAGAAATTCACGGTGACAAGTTAAGCTGGCGTGTGGCATGGTTGAACCTGGTGGGGGAAATGCACCTGTGACGAGCGGGAAAAGGCGATTAGTGAGCCGAGCCGAATTGGCGGCGGGAAAAAAAAGGGAGGCTGAGAAGCATGCAGAGCTTATCGAGCTTGGCAAACGCATCAGATTTCTCAGGAAAGAAATTCTCGGATATCACCGACAAACTGATTTCGCAGACCGCCTCGGAGTGACCCGAGGCGCCGTAGGAAATTGGGAGATCGGCGTCGGAATGAAGCGCGATCACCTGATGATGATCGCCAAGGAATTCAACATTTCTTGGGTCTGGCTTGCCGAGGGGAAAGGCACCCCGATCGCAAAGCCGAGCATCGATGCGAGGCTGGAACTGCTGCCGCCGGAGGAATACGAAACGCTCTATGAGCACTTTCAGGCCATGATTGATAACCGGCTGCGGGCATTAGGACGAAAGGAGCAAGGGGGCGACGAGGCCTCGGGTCTTAACCTACGCGAGGTGACTAAAGCGGGGGAATATTCAAAGCGGCGGAAACCAACTTTATGAGAGGATTCATGCGGTTATGGGTAGACTCTTGGTATCGTCAGCAATTGATCCAGAGGATGGACTTCCTCCGGCCCTGACAGACTTTCACGTCGTTGCGGTGGGCGATCATTTCATCGCCCAAATGCAAACGGATGACGGCCGGCGAATGGCCGTGTTGATCCGATCGTTTGACGACGCCGCTTGGCTCCAGCATGAGGCGAGCCAAGCCCTCGCAGCGATGATTTCC